TGCAAGTCAATCCACAATCAGCGCAAGATTGAGGCGTCTGTCTGCTTTGATGAAAACCGTCAGGCCAAGGGCGCAAAAACCCTTGTCGGCGTGACTTACGCCCCCGGCGAGACAATTCTTTGCGCCCGTGAGGGTCTGGTGTACGGCAACCGATGGCGCGATGCCCGCCCGCCCGTGGCTGCGGGTGTTGACCCTACGCCGTGGCTTGACCACGTTGAGCGCATGATTCCTGACGATATTGAGCGTGAGCATGTTCTTAACGTGATGGCTTTCAAAGTGCAAAACCCCAACATTAAAGTCAATCACGCCGTCCTGCATGGTGGCCATCCAGGCTCAGGCAAGGACACCATGTGGGCACCGTTCTTTTGGGCCATCGGCGGTGAGTCATTGGCAAACGTCAAGAAGCTGGACAACAAAGACTTGTCAACCCCTTGGGGTTATCACCTAGAGTGTGAGGTGCTAATCATCAACGAGTTGCGCCAGCCCGAGGCGTCTGATCGCCGCGCCCTTGAGAATAGTTTGAAGCCTGTGATTGCCGCCCCGCCTGAGTTCTTGTCAATTCAGCGTAAGGGTCTGGCTCCCTATGAGGCCGTCAACCGCTTGCAAGTGGTGGCGTTCTCGAATGAGCGCATGGCGATCACCATCCCCTCGAATGATCGCCGCTGGTTTGTTTTGTGGTCGGATGCCCTTTGCATGGAATCTGACGCCGCCGCCCGCATGTGGGCATGGTACAAGTCGGGCGGGTTCGCGGCGGTGGCGGCTTGGCTTGCATCGCGTGACGTGGCGGCCTTTAACGCGGGCGCTGCCCCTCCGATGACCGAGGCCAAGGCCATCATGGTCGAGACGGGTATGAGTGGTGCTGAATCGTTCCTTGTTGAAATGATGCGTGCGCGGCTGGGTGAATTTGCGTCTGGCGTGCTGGGCGGCCCGTGGCAGTCAACGTGCGACCGTCTGACGGGCGTGGCCCCTGCCGGTATGAAGTTGCCCGTGGCGGCCTTGTTGCATGCGTTCCGTGAGGCGGGCTGGGTTGATATGGGCCTGCTCAAGTCGCGCGCGCATACGACTAAAAAGCACGTTTTCTGCGCCCCTGATATGGTCAACCGTTCCAAGTCAGAACTGCGGGACGCCTGCGAGCCTGACGGCAAGTCACCTTTGATGAAGTTGGTGAAGTAAAAAAAAGCCCCCAGTGATGGGGGCTTGTGAGGTGTGGCAACTGCTACAGATCAAGGAGAATTGACAGCAGCGCCGCCAGTATAGCGGCAATGAGTAAGATCATCTAGTCATTGCCTCCATGGCCCCACGATTAAGCAATCGACGCGCCTCCGGCCCTTCGGCTTGGGCGCGTTTGTATTCGTGCTGATTGGCCTTGCCTAGTTCGTGCCGGTAGCCTAAGTCGATGTAGTAGTGTTCGGTGTATGTGAGGGGGCGAAAGGGCGCGAGCGCCTCGGCTATGGTTTGGTTCATGTGTTTTCCTTAATGCCGTGCGCGGCTTCAATGGCTCGGGCGAATGCGGTGACTGGCTTTGATTGAAAGTGTGTTGCTTTTGAAATAGCGGCGATCTCCTCATCCGTTAGCGGTTTGCGCTGTGGTGAAGTTACGTTTCGCCACCCCACGCCTGGCGTGTAAGTTGGGTACTCTAAAACACCCCTTTTACGAATCGCCGCAGTGATTGAAAAAGCCATCGCTTTCATCGCAAACAGCAATTCTTCATAGTTTGACTCGGTATCCACATTTTCATTAAAGGGCGCGGCCATTACAATGTCGTAAATGGCCTCACGTTCCGCCAAAATTATTTGCGCGGGGTCTAATACTGACGATTCTTCTAATGCGGCTTTAAGGGCAGCGATGCCGTTAATAAGCGCCTGCGAAGGGTAGTGGGTTTGCGCCTCCTCTAATTCCAACTCTTGAAGCGCTAGTGTTAACATATCTCTAATCATTTGAGCGCCTCCGTCAAGATACATTGGGCCGTGTCGATGTCGCCCAGCTTGAGCGCGTCAAGGGCTTGGGCAATGGCTTGTTTGGGTGTGATCTTGCGCGCCTTTGGCGCCGGTGGCACCCAGTCGGCGTCAATTTCCTCGAGTACTTCGGGCGCGGTGGCGTCCAGCATGGGCGCGAGCCGGTCGGCGTGCGTGTACTGTAAAGCAATCAAGTGTTGGTGGTCGTTGATGATTGCGTATTCGCGCACATAATCCGCCGTTGTTGTCAGCCCCGCGTAAAACTTGGGGTAATGCCTCCGCATACAGTCAAACCGGCGGTCAATTTTAATTTTGATCTTGGGCGGCTTGTCCATTGCTGCGCGATATGCGGCGGCGTTTTCAGGCTTGCATTTTACGGTTATGCCGTGGTGTTCAAAAGTTATCATGTTATACATCCCAGTCTTCGGTTGAAATTTTGATATTGCAAAAATCGGCATGTGCCGCGTGTACGTGGTCACGCATGAGCGCGCAAATAGACTCGATTAGCTCGCGGCCTACAATGTCGTTAATGGTCACCGTAGCGAACGGCTCGGCCTCAATGCCCTCAGGCGTAAAAGCATTGCCACGGTGAAACGTTATTTTTGTACGGTCATAATGAGTCATACTTTTTTAATCCTATAAGCTGAATTGTCAAAATCGGTCACAAAGCCCTGCTTTACGGCGTAGGCCAACTCGCTCAAAAACTCCGCTAATTCTTCGGCTGCGGCTTCGTAGGTGTCAAACTGTACGGGCGTGTCGCCCAATGAGTCCGACCATGTGTTCTCCCACGTATCGGGATAACAGAGGGTTTGCACTTCGTAGGTCATACTTTTTCAATCCTATAGTCTTCGGGGTTTGTCACCTCATCCACTTCTAAGCATTCCCATTCGCCCAGGCTCATAGCGTGATCAGGGTCTGAGTTGACGTCTGCCCATGCCTGACGCTCCGCGTCTTCGGGGCTTTCGGCCTCAATGACGTAATTCGCGTATGCGGTGTAACGTATTTCAATTTCGTAAGTTTTCATAAGTTGCTCCATTGGTTTGCCATAGCGTTTGCCATGCCTTTAAAAAATTTACTTCGGTTTTTCGCGTCATCGCCCCTCTTGGCTGCGCCCAGCGTTTTGCCGCCTAATTTGCGGCTTGTCCCCGATGGACAAAAAGGAACAATGCCCTCAGTCACAATGTCAGACGGCACAAGCGGCGGTAAGCCCTTAAGCCATAGCAGAGTTTTCTTTGTGTACGGCTCACCAAACATCCACGGCTGAATTGTTTGCGTCTCAGGCGGTAAGCCCACAATGTTTAGCGGCTTTGGGTTTTCCACACATATGCGCGGAATGGGCGCGTCAAGTAAGGCCATAAAGAATTCTTTGGCCTCCATTGCCTTTGCAAGCCTCTCAGGGTCAACGATGCCCTTTTGTGGGTACATCCGGCAAGCGCCCGCGTTTGACATGTAAGTGCAAGGCGGGTGAGCGATCATTAAATCCCAGCCGTGATCTATTATGTCCATGACGTCGCATTGATAGTGATCGCCCAGCGGCGACTCACTAGGCAAAATGTCGCATGACGCGGCGTAATGCCCAGCCCTGATAAAAGCATCCCTGACCGTGCCGGAATACTCACAGGCTACCAATACTCTCATTCTGCTGACTCCGTGATGTAATCGTCAATCATGTGCTGGGCGATTTCGCGCCAATTGACATTTTGCAAAAAAGCCCGAGCGTAATCTTCCATTAAATTGGACGGTGCGCATTCATCATATCGGTGACCCTCAAAAATCATTTCTTCGGCGTAGTCTTTTAGATATTCGCCTAAATCGTAGGCATCCCAGTTGGTTGTTTTTGAAATGTCCTCTAGTTGCATGCCGTCAAACACTTCCAAGTTGACGCGCCATGTCTCGTAGTTTGTCCAGCCGTTATATGTTTTGTCAGTCATGTTTAGCTCCAAAGAATGTCAAAGTAGGCCAATGCGCCTACGGTTAAAAGTAAGCCAATGGCAACGGCGGTGAGAATGTCATACAGTTTGTTCATATTGTTTGCTCCACATATTTAGCGAGACGCGCTTGCGCCGTTGACAGTTTCTTAGCGCGGAAGCGCTCCACAATCGCGCCGTTGTTCCAGATAACCCATTGGTTTTGGGCAGACCAAAAAGTGAGTGTGTACCAGTTCATATGCTTGCCTTTACTGTAGTTGAGTGTTTACCGGCGTTTTGTCGCGCGGTGAATGTATTGTAAAAGAATTCTTTGCATTGTCAACACCTAATTGCAAATATTTGTGGTTATGCAAAATTTGCATAATTTGTGTGTGGTTGTGTGCTCGTGTGTGTGGCGTAAACGTGCCTCAATGACCTACGGTTAAAGCCTTGTGGCATATAGATAAAAGCCTATTGTGTGTTGTTGTGGGTAGTGTTTTGTAACTACTCAAAAAAATTATGTGTGTGTAAGTTAGGTGTAAGTACACCGTTTGGCGCGCGCTTGAAAGTGCCGCTCACAGCTACCCACACCACCCACAAACCGAAAACACAAAGTTCGCTACTTTTCCGCGTGGGTGTTTGTGGGTTATTAAAAAGGAATGACCCACAATGACTCACAAACCATGCGGTCATGCAAACCGTGCAACACAATGGCGCGATGCAAAAGCCATGACTCACAATGACTCGCAGCTAAAACCCTACTGGCAGCAAGGGCATTTTTGGCCGAGGGGGAGGGGGTAGGGCCGAGCGCAAAGGGCCAGCAAAAACGTAGCGTTCACGAACAATTTTTTTTTAATATAGAATTCAGCCACGTGCAAAAAGCATGGAGAACACATGTTCCATTCGATTCCATTTACACCGCGCAAGGTCGAAGCGACAGAATCGCGCTTGAAGGCGGTATATGACGCGGCCAAGCTGGGCCTCAAAGGCGACGCCTTAGCGCTCGCCGCAGGCATGCTGCCTATTGAATACAGACAACTCACGCAACTTGACCCCGTGGTAGAACTTGCCGCGCAGAAGGGCAAAGCGGATGGTGAGATTGAACTGTCCAAAGTGATGCACCAAGCCGCCCTCAACGGCGACGCTAAGGCAGCGTTAGAAATCCTCAAACATCAACACGGCTGGGTGGCCAAGCAAGCCATATCTGTCGAAGTGGATCAGCGCATATCAATCACTGGCGCGCTAGCCGAGGCAACCAAGCGAGCGTTGACAGTCGAAGACGCCCAGATTATTGAACCATCGGCACAAAATGCAATCGACCATATACAGCGCTGAAGACGAACAGGAACTCATGGCGCGACTGTGGGCGCCAGCGATCAAGGACAACCCCTTGGCGTTTGTGATGTTTGCGTTTCCTTGGGGTCAGCCTGGCACGCCACTGGAGCATTTCAAAGGCCCGCGCAAATGGCAGCGTGAAGTCCTCACACATATCGCCGACCACATCACCCAAAACAAAGGCCAGCTAGACTTCAATACACTACGGCACGCCGTAAGTAGTGGACGCGGTATTGGTAAGTCGGCACTGGTCAGTTGGATTACGATCTGGATGCTCACAACGCGCATCGGCTCGACGACCATCATCTCGGCCAACAGTGAGTCTCAGCTCAGAAGTGTCACATGGGCCGAGATTACCAAGTGGCTGGCAATGGCGCTTAACAGCCATTGGTTTGAAGTGTCAGCCACACGGCTGATGCCAGCCAAGTGGCTCACGGAATTAGTCGAGCGTGATCTTAAGAAAGGCACACGCTACTGGGGCGTGGAGGGACGGCTGTGGTCAGCCGAGAATCCCGACGCATACGCGGGTGTCCACAACTTCGATGGTGTGCTGGTCGTGTTCGACGAGGCGTCTGGTATTGACGACAGCATCTGGGCGGTGACGTCGGGTTTCTTTACAGAGAACACGCCTAACCGCTTCTGGATGGCGTTTTCCAACCCACGGCGCAACACTGGGTACTTCTACGAGGCGTTCAACAGCAAACGCGAGTTTTGGACTACAAAAGTAGTAGACGCCCGCACGGT